AACGGTGCGCGTGATGAGCGGAACGACGGATTTGACGATGGGTCACGATTCATCCTGGGTAACGGTAATTTCCTGCCCGATTTTTGGGGCGCAAGTTGGACATTGATTGGGGTGACTATGTAGTATCCATCCCGTTCCTTTGCAAGTAGGGCAGGCGTCATTTGTACTATCTTCTTTTATCGGAGATGAATCGGCAACCGTCGAATCCGCTCCATTACGTTGTTCGACGGCGCGACGAATATCTTGCAAGTGAACATCCTTGAGATAGTCATATACTTCTTGCAACATATTACAACTAAAATGTAAGACGTTTTCGCCATTTATGCTGACATCATCTGTCAAAATTATTTGGGTCATATTTTCCTTTCATAAGAGCGACTAGTACAACGGAATATCACGCGCACCGTTCGATGTCCAAGACCCCTGCACTTGGGGTCGTAGCGACATCGAACTAGGGTATAAGCCGCAATGTATGACTATTATATAGTGTTAGTGCAGACCTGACAATTTGTGATTTTGTATTTGAATACTCTTCTTCTAACAAAGTTGCCTGTTCTCTTGTAATCCAGAATGTGGCTCTCACCATATCACGGTTTGGAGCTCCAATAGGAACAATCGAATAGGTTTTCGAACCATCAGTCTTTTCGTGAATGATATATAATGATTTTCTATTGCAGGCAGCACATTGACTATATAGCCTACTACCACTCATTTGTGGTCGCTGTAATTTTTGCTCTCCACAACGCGGGTACGGGCATGGAATTTCAAGATATGTAGTCATACATAATTATCTTAGTCTTAGAGCAAACAATCTTCAAGTGATAAATGTCATATTTCTCGTGGATAAATGCTATAATAAATGAGATGGAATTGCCGTGGCGCTGTAGAACGTGCAATCATGAGAATATGGTTGACATGAATAGCCTTACAATTTGGCCAGTTGATAAGGTGATGCGCGCCAAGGGATTCAAGTGCGAAAGCTGCGGGATGATGGAAGTCGTTGCTTATGTGACGATCTCGCTATTAGAACAGAAGCGCAAGCTGGTTACTTACCCGCCTGGGCATCCGAAGTTTTATTATCTTTTCTATAAAATACTTCGGAAGGCAAAGGGAATCAACTTGCGCGGAGAGGCCTTATATGGCGAGATCAGACATCAAGACTTGGCTATCGCTAGATAGATGGGCTGCAATTGTAGGAATACACCCATTGCATTGGAATGGGTTAGCTTCCAATGATCTGATTCCTAATACGGTATGTGGGGATGTGTGGTTTACTTATTCGTGGCAACACTCTGACCGCGTTGGGCATGAAGATGTGGCCATGGCTATCCAGCAGGCGGAGATGGAAATCTCTGCTGAGGTTGGGTTCAATCTGTTGCCAGATTGGACTGTTGCCGAGCGCTTGACGTATCCCCAACCGGGAGTACCGGGAATCTATAATTTACAGGGTTTCAATCCACGGGGACAATATATTTCGGTGGAGCTCAGGAAGGGGCATGTGCTTTCCGGGGGGGTGAAAACGAAAGCGGTAGTGGAAGCAGGCGTGGCCTACGTGCGAAGCGATGTAGACTCGGATGGGTTCCAAGAGACCTGTACGGTGACGGTAGCGACCACAGTGACAGACCCGAACGAAATCCATTTGTATTATCCAGCACAGAGCGGGGATGATGGCTGGGAGATACGCCCTATCAAGGTGAATATATCCGGCGGGAATGCGATTATCACGTTCAAGATATGGCAGATTGCGGCGGCGAATAAGATGGACGTGTTCAATCCAAACCCGCTAGATGCTGAAGATGACCATAATTATGAAGACACTGTGGATGTGTACAGAATTTACAATGATCCTTCGGTGCAGGTGCAGTTTATGTGGGAAAACCTGCCATGGGCAAAAAGCTGCGGTTCGTGCTATGCGTGCCAATTTGGAACTCAGATGGGTTGTTTTCACTTGCGGGAACCGAGATTAGGGCTTGCAGTGCCAGGCCCAGGAAGCTGGGATGACAGCACAGAACAATTTACCGTGGCGGAATGGGGCGTGTGCCGGGCGCCGGACCAAGTGCGTTTCTGGTATTACAGCGGATACGAGGACAGAAGCCTGACACGCTCGAGAGTGGAGATGGCTAAATTTTGGGAATATGCAGTGGCGTTTTATGCGGCTTCGAAATTAGACCGGCCTGTGTGCGGATGCTCAAATGTACAGGAGTTCATTGACCGCTGGCGCATCGATGCGATGGCAAACGATAATGAAAATGTGAGCATTCAGGTGACGCCTGAATTGCTTTCGAATAAACTGGGTACCACAATGGGCGCGATCTTTGCTTATAAGCGGGTACACCAAAACGGAATGAGGGTGATCAAATAATGCAGGAGATCATCCATTCTGACGAGCGAGGCCGTAAATATAAAGCCTACCAGGATGGCGAGAACATTTTGATTGTGGGGCCGCCTGAAGATTTGGTGGACGAGTTCGGACTGCCGGAGTCGTTTGCCACGAATTTGCACAACATCCTTTTCCAGCGCGGAATCTATACTTACAAGGATGTGGTGCGCAACCAAAACAATTTGATTGGAGCACTACAGGAGGCTTACTGCCTGGATGTGCAAAAACTGATAGAAGCCCTGTATAGGTACGACCAGGAGGTACGACATGAGTGACAAAAGAGCAATAACCGCCATCAACACGCGGGTGTGGTATGTGGAGGGTGGTGTGCATCCTTCTCGCTCCCCAGAGTTTTTGGCACTGGGTAAGTTCAGCACAGACCCTACGCACACAATTGGAGAGTCTACACGTATTACGGCGCCTGACCCGAACTCGTTCAACCGGGATGTGCAGGTTGGCACCGTGGAAGCCTCGGAGGAACGGGCAACTGTTTCTGTTGGGGCGCGCTATACGGCAGCCATGGCAATCTTGATGCAATGGAAGCAGAAGAAATGCCGTGTGGATCTGTTTGGCTTGACCGGCTTATGCGGCAATCCGCAGGATTTCACCGAGGGCGGAGAGAAGTGGACGTACTTCCCGGACGGGCGTATTTCAAGCCACAGCCTGGAAAATTACAGCGCCTATGGCCTGGACGAGAATAACCCCACCAATGAAATGGTGGACATGACCGCCGAGGACTACTGGGAATACCTGTATATGGGCCAGGAACAGATCGGGAGCGCATACACCACGCGCGAGATTTACACCATCGATGTGTACACAGGCAACGATTGCGAGAACTGCCCGGACCCGTGTGACCGCGTGCTGGCGACCATGGCAGGCGCAAGCGCTACCCCAGGCACCCAGCCGATCTTGCTGTATTCAAATGATGGCGGCGAGACTTTCAGCCAGGATACGATCGACACATTATTCTCGACTGAGGATATTGCGGATGCCGAGATCATCGGCGGAGATTTTGTGCTGATCACGAATGCTGGCAACGAGATCCATTATACGGACATCGAACTTTTGTATGACGAAATAAACACATGGCAGCAAACCGATACTGGATTTGTGGTGGCGCATGGGCCGAATGCGATTAGCTCGGCGGACGCGCGGCATAGTTGGATTGTGGGCGATGGCGGTTACATCTACTTCTGTAAGAACCACAAGATAAAAGTGACCGTGCAGGATGCGGGCGTGGCTACCGTGCAGAACCTGAACAGCGTGCATGCCTACGACTCTGAGAATGTGTTGACAGTTGGCAACAGCAATGCCGTGATCTATACCGTGAATGGCGGCGTGACCTGGAAGACTGCGACCGGCCCGGCTGTAGGCGTGAACCTGGGCGCGTGCTGGATGTGGGATGAGGAAACCTGGCTGGTTGGAGAAGGAGCGGGCGGCACCGGTAAATTGTGGCTGACCGTAAACTCTGGATTGAGTTGGACTGAGATTGGCCTGCCTGCCAGCTATGACGAGATTTACAAGATAAAGTTCATCTCGGAGGCCGAAGGTTTCATTTCTGCGCACGCTGGCGGCCAGAGCTATGTGTTACGCACGATCACAGCCGGGAACGAATGGACTGTGATGCCACAAGGCAAACGCGCCGTAGCAGTAGATAACACCTATCTGAAGGATATTGCTGTTTGCAGCAAGTATGGTAACACTGCTTTCGCGGCTGGCCTGGCCGACAATGGCACGGCTGGAATCATCCTGAAGATGGCTGCGTAAAACAATTTACAATTTAGAAAGAGGAAGCAATGACGGAAGCAATTGACGAGAAAGTTGTCGAGGCGGTTGAGGAGACTCGGAAGCCGAAAGACAATACGATCACGCTCTCGACCGGGGTTGTGCTGAAAGGGAAGCAAGCCAACCCGCTGGTGTTGATCGATGTGATGTCCAGTTTCCAACGTCCGAAGCCACCCATTTGGAAAGACCCGAAGATGGGACGCGAGATGGAGAACCCGGACGACCCGGACTACCGCGACAGATTGAAGGCGTGGGAGATGGAGATGAGCTCGGCCACGTTGAACGCGATGATCTTGCTGGGAACGGAACTGGTGAGCGTGCCGAAGAAGTTCCCGGGACCGCAGGCAAACGAATGGCTGGACGAGTATGAACTTTTGAACCTGCCCATGCGCCCGGACAACACAAGCTGGCGTTACCTGAAATGGGTGACGTTCAAGGCTGTGCGAGACGAGAAGGATCTGGAGAAGATACGGGATGTGGTGGGCAGACTCTCGGGCGTGAGTGAACGCTCGGTAGACTCTGCCGCCAACTTTCCTGGGAGCGAATAAGCGCCTTGACGGGCGTTATTTGCCCGTAACGGAGATCGAGCTACAGCACGGGATCAGCGCAGGGGTCGAGTTGTGGCCGATGGCCAGGGGCATCGTGCCAATTTACGAAGAGCATGAGGCGCGCCTGGAGCGCGGAATCGGTGTGGATGCGTGGATGGAGATGGATGAACGCGAGAAGGCGCTGATCATTGCGGCCAGGCGCACCCGGATTGCAATTGCGAACTTGCAGGCTGAAGCTGAGATAGAGCAATCTAACCGTGAGATGAAAAGGAAAAGCAGGCGATAAATGGCGTTGCAAGAAGTTGGCGTAGAAGCAATCGTAAAAGGACTGGCAGCCTTTCAGGGGGACATGAAGAAGATGAACTCCTCGCTGCAAGGTTTGCGCGGGGAGGGTACGCTTTTGCAACGCGCCTTCGGCTCGATCACGGAGGGGATCGTCAACTTTGGGGCCAGTCTTGTGCGGGTGGCAGAGGTTGCACTGGGAGTATTATTGCGGGATGCAATAAGGGCGGCAATAGATTTTGTGCGCGAATTGATAACAGCAACGATAGATGCTGGGAATGAATTTCAGGTGTTGGAAATAAGACTGGAAAGATTGAATTTCAACACATTGATTGAGTCTGGAACAGATTACAACCAGGCCGCCAGTGAAGCCGTGAAGTTGACCAAGGAACAATTGAAATGGCTACAACTGCTGGCAGCACAATCGCCTTACGATGCTACCGACGTAGCAAATGTGTTCACGCTTGCACGCTCGTATGGCTTTGCTGGAGAGCAAGCGCAAGGGATGACTCAGGATATCTTAGACTTTGCAGCCGGGATGGGTTTGGGCAGCCAGGAAATTCAACGTATTATTGTAAACTTTGGGCAAATGGTTCAGCAGGGGAAAGTGACACAGCGAGAAATGAATGACCTGGCACGAGGTTCATTTGTGCCGGTGAACGATGTATTGAAGATCATGCAGAAAAGAACTGGCCTGGCTGGGAAAGAATTCGATGCTTTCAGGAATAGCGGGGAAGGCGTGACTATGTTCATGAGCGCCTTTTCTGAATTGGTAGAGAAACGCTTTGCGGGGGGTGCTGAACAAATGTCCAATACTTTCAAGGCGGCTACCGATAATGTGATGGACTTGGTAAAAGGTATTTTTGGTTTGAATACCGTGCGGCCAATTTTAGATAGTTTAGGAAAACGGGCGGCTGCATTTGCCAATGCTTTTACAGATGACCCGCAGCGCTGGGATAGATTGGTGGCGGCGGCCAGCAGACTGGGCACTGCGTTGACATCTGTACTCACTAGCCTATTCGACCTGATGCCTTCGACAGAAGGATTGGCGGATTCAGTTATCCAGGTAGTGGAACGCGCAGCGGCATGGGTGGAAGATAACCGCGAGAACATCATTGGGTTTTTCGTTGACATTGCCGACACAATCCGCAATGAGATCGTGCCATGGATACGGGACCAACTTATTCCGGCAATCGGCCAGATGTTTGCATGGATCAACGACAACAAGGATTTATTCTTACAAGTATTTCTCACGTTGGGAGAGGTGATTCGAGATGTAGTGGTGCCAGCGTTAGTGGAAGAGGTTATTCCGGCCTTGCAGAATTTGCTGACCTGGATCACAGAGAACAAAGAAACCGTGAAAATATGGATTGACTTTTTGATCAAGGCTTTCCTGGCATGGCAGGTAATTTCTACAGTATTGAACGTAGTTATCGGAATCATTCTAAGTGTGATTGGATTTGTTCTCGGACTGGTTGCAACAATCAGTGGCTTGATCAGTATTATTAGTTTCTTGGGAAGCGGTTTTTTGACCTTGATCACAGTGGTTGGAGCAGTGATTGGAATTTTTACGGCGTTCAAGATGCAGCTTGAAATTGTGAAAACTGTAGTAGGAGGAGTGACAACTTACATTGAGCAACGTTTTGGAATTACCAAAGATGCAATTGTCAATAACTTACGCTGGGCATGGGAAATAGCAAAGAATTTAGATTGGGGAGGGTTAGGTCGTGCAATTGTTTCTGGAATTGCAAACGGCATTGTAACAATGGTCGGATATTTAGCGCGTGTGGCAGCGAATGCAGCTATGAGTGCTTACAATGCGGCCCGTTCCGCACTTGGAATCCAATCCCCCTCCAAGCTATTTATGGATATTGGCGCCGAGACAATGCAGGGGATGGCGCTGGGTATCCAGAAGAGCGCGGGGCTGGCGGCACTGACGATGCAGGGGGCGATGGCGAGGGTTTCGAGCGCGGCGGTGCCGAGCGTGACGAACTCGACGGTGTATAACAGCACGGCGAACTATAACCTGACAGTGAACTCGGGTGCGCCGACTGAGCCAATCTTGCAGGATTTCAATATGATGAGCTCGCTGGCGGGAGTGTAATGTGGCTGCCAGACTGAGACTATTGGTGCCGGAAGGCACGACCAACTACATCACGAACCCGGCTGCACGGTTTGTGGCAACTGGGGCGACGGCGGTTGGCGCGACTGTAACACGCACGCTGACTGAGGCGCGCTTTGGGGTGGCCAGCTTTAGAGTGGTGACGAACGGGGCGGCGCTGCATGAGGGATTCTATTACCGGGTAAACGATCTGGCAGGAATACAGGATGTGTTGACAGTGAGCGCCTACGTGCGCGGTCCTTCGGCTACGCTCAGGACAAATGCTTTCGTGCGCATACGATTGATCGACAACCCGATAGGCCGGGAGTGGGTTTCTCAGAGAGTGGAACTCTTAGCCGACCGCTGGCAGCGCGTGGAAGTGATGGGCAGGTGCAGCGGCTCGAATGACGTGCGGCTGTATTTGGAGACAGATGGAGAGGCAGCGCAAAGCGTGACTTTTTATGCCGACGGACTCCAGATGGAACGCCAGGAAGAGGCGACTACCTATTGTGACGGGGACCAGTCGGGTTGCCGCTGGACGTTGCTCGAGCACGGGAGTCAATCTATCCGCAGCCCATATACCCGAGCGGGCGGGCGATGGGTGGAGATCGCCGGGCCGAAATGCGAAGAGCAGGGCCTGTATATGACGGTGATCGGGGGGATGGGAACTGCCCCGATGCAGAACCAGATCCAGCCTTATGCGGATGCGCCGGGAGCCTACTTCCAAAATGTGAAGGTGCTCTCGAGGCCGATCACGCTTTCATTCCACGCAAAAGTCCAGTATCGTCATGCAACCAAAGCACTGCCCTCCCTGCGGGCATTGCACAAATTACGAGAGCAATTATTGGATGTGGTGAAGCCAGATAAGACAGCGGGCGCCGAGGCGTTTACGCTGGAGTACCAGGATGGTGAGATCCCGCTGTACTTGAAGGTGCGCTACGACGGCGGGATGGAAGGGGAATGGGATGTGCGCAATGCGTTTGTGAACTCTTTCCCGATGCGACTGCTGGCGGTGAGTCCTTTGTTTACAGAGGATGACCGGGAAGTGGATGCGCTGAATTTCAGGAGCCGACAGACGATCAATTATATTGTGGGGCGCGTGGACGGGGAATGGAGCGAGATGAACGGCGGCTTCGATGCGCAGGTGCGTGAACTTGAGGTGGGCAGCCGGGGCGAGATCATTGCAGTGGGTGATTTCTCGCTGGCGAATAATAAGGTGGGTGCGATAAACCCGATGATCTTTGCCAACCATATTGCGTATTGGGATGGGGAGCAGTGGCGTGGATATGGCAGCGGCGCGAACACCATCATCCGGGCGGTAGCGATTGCACCCAACGGATATATCTATGTGACCGGAGATTTCACTTCGATCGGCGGGGTGGCATGTAACCGGGTAGCATATTGGAACGGTACAACCTGGAACGCGATGGGCAGCGGTTTGAATGGGATTGGCTATACCATCAAAGTAGCTCCGAACGGGGATGTGTATGTTGGAGGGGCTTTCACAACTGCGGGCGGAATCGCTGCCCCCTACTTCGCGCGCTGGCGCACTGGCACCTGGAGCGCATTGGGGGCGGGCGGGTTAGATGGACTGGTGTATTCCATCGACATCAGCCAGGATGGAGCGGAAGTGGCAATTGGCGGCCAGTTCACTACCGACCTGGATGACTTGAATTATGCGGGGATTTATGACCCGGCGATAAACCAGATTTACGCGCTGGGAAGCGGCTTCGATACTTATGTGCGTAAGATGCTCTTCCTGCCATCTGGACGGTTGTACGCAGGCGGGGACTTCACAGAGGACAACGACGGGAACCTGACCTTGCTCTATGTGGCCTATTGGAACGGGGCAAGCTGGTCGGAAGTGGGTGTGGGTGCTAATAATACAGTGCGCGACTTAGCGGTTTCTCCACGCGGGAATATCTTATTGGGCGGCGACTTCACCGTGGCTGGAAGCTCTGACTCTTCCTATGTGGCATTATGGAACGAGGCAAGCTGGGTGAACCTGGATGTGGAGCTCGGCAACGCAGTGTATGCGGTGGCACTGGACAAGAAGGAAAATATGTTCGTGGCACCGAACGGGACGCTGGCAGACTTTGCGGCGATAACGACCATCGAAAATATTGGCAGCGCGGAGACGAACCCGACTGTGTATATTGTGGGGCCGTGTACATTGAAATGGATCGAGAACCAGACAACCCAGAAGCGCGTTTATACTGACCTTGACATTGCGCAGAACGAGGAAGTGATCATCGATTTCTCGCAGGGGACGGTGATGAGCAACGTGCGGGGAAATCTGGCGTATGCGATCAACCCTGGCTCTGACCTGCGGGCGTGGACGCTGGTGCCGGGAGATAACAAGATTGCGGTGCTGATGACAGAAGATGTGGCGGCTACATTGTATATCTCATACGTGCCCAGGCATTGGAGCGTGGATGCGACGGCGCGTGTTGAGGAGCTCTAACGAATGCCTTCCTCATACGAATTCTGGTTGCTGGATGACTCAGGGCGGCGGATGCTCCTATTGACCAACATGGCATTCTTCAGTTATTCGAGAGCGGTGCGGGGATATGGAACGCTGCTGGTGGGACTACCCTACCAAGATTATGTAGAGAAGGTATTCCCGATCTTCCAACCGGACTGGCGTGTGGATGTGTGGCGCTCACCAGATACGGGCTACCCCCTGCGAAGAGAAGGAACTTACCTGTTGCGGATGCCGAAAATCTATACGAGAACGACAGACAATATGCAGATGATTTCGTTTTATGGACGCGACCTGAAGGACTTGCTGAGGCGCAGATACATCATCCAGCCAGCGGGATATTCCCAGACCTATAAAACAGATTACATCGACGACATGATGAAGGAGATCGTGCGGGAGCAGATGCTGTATAACGAAGCTCTGGATGCGGACGCGGTACAGGATAACAGCAGGGCATGGCCAGAGGGAGAGTTTATTGTGCAGGGAAATGTTTCACTGGGACCGCTAAAGACTTTCACCTTCCCGGACAGGAACGTGTTGGATACGCTGAAAGAATTGCAGGATGCTTCTTTTCAATTACATGAGGAAGCTCCGTTATTAAACAACAGGATATTTTTCGATGTGATTGCACAGGATCTCGATGGTTTCTCATTGTATATTCTTGACCTAGATGGAGATCCGATTTTAGATGAGGGGGGAGAGTTTGTTTTAGAAGAACGTTCTAGCGAGGGTACTTTCACACAGGGTTTCAAGTTCGTAACCTTTGCCGACCTACGCGGACAAGACAGGACAGCCAGCGCGTTGATCTTCAGTATAAAGAACAATAACCTGGAAGGGCCATACTATACACGCGATCACATGAGCGAGGTGAATTCTGTGGTGGTGAAAGGCTTTGGGCGCGGAGACAGCCGACCGAGCGCCAGGGTGACGGACACGCAGCGCGCAGGAGCCAGCCGCTGGAACCTATGCGAGGGACTGGAAGATGCCAGCACGGAACCTGACCAGGCCAGCCTGGAAGATTATGCCTATCCCCCACTTTACGAGGGAGCACCCAAGGAAGAGATAAGCGCGGTGTTCCTGAACGTGCCAGGGAGCGAGGATACGCCGAGGAGCCTGTATGGAGTGGACTGGGACCTGGGAGACCTGCTGCCGGTGGAATATGCCGGGAAGCAATGGAATGTGGAGGTAGATATTGTGTATGTGGCAGTAGATGAGAACGGGGCCGAGACTATTACCGGAAGGAATAAGGTAGATGCCAGTTATCAGTAAGGCAATAGATGCGTTTCTTATTTTTATGCTGCTATTTGGAACAAGCAGCGAAAGGAATATGACCATGCCTGCTATTCGACATGATGATGTTTTATTGCGATTGATCAAGGATGTGAGTTATATCCGCTCAATCTTGAACCGCGTGACGGTGAATTTGCCTTTGTATGACCTGCAAAATGAAAATACACCCACTCAAATAGATAGCGATGAGAATAATTATAATCCTGGATATTATGATGTTTTGCGGTTAGCCAGTGATGTTGCTGGAAGAACAATTACGGGATTTAGGGGGGGGGTCAAGGGTAGATTCCTAAGATTGTTCAATGTAGGAAATTATGAAATTATTCTGGCCAATCAAAGTGCTTCATCAACAGCAGCCAACAGAATTGTAACTCCTACTGGATTTGATCTGATTTTGAACGCTGGTGGCGAGATTGCATTATATTATGATGCTACTCAATCACGCTGGATATCTTCTTATTCTTCGAATACTGATAGGATATCTGTTGAATTGCAACTTGCTGGAGCTCAAAGTATAGGGAATGCGGCATATACTCCAATTTCATGGACAACTGAAGTGTTAGATACTGGAAATTTCTTTGATGCTGCCACTCCAACATACATCACCATTCCAGAAACTGGTTGGTATAACATCTCTGTCAATATTGCTTGGGATGCAAGTGCTGGGGGAAACCATCGAGAAGTTATGGTAGAACGTTCAACATCATCACCCTATCTAAATATTATGACGGATGCTCGCTATGCCTCTAACGTGGCAATCAATGTAAACTTATCAAGACAATATTATTTTGATATTGGAGAGAAGATTTATGTTACTGTATGGCAGAACTCTGGAGGAAACTTGAATGTTGCCGTCAACGGCCCTCGACAATCTGCCACCAGAATTATTGTGACAAAAATGTGAGGTGAGCTATGGCTAAGATTAGCTCTTATCCAGATGGTGGTCCGCTTCAGGCGACGGACGAAGTTTTCATTGCCCGGGCGGGTACTAACAGGAGATTGACAGGGGACGCCCTGGCAGAGGGCATCCGTATTTTTGCGGTGCTGGTGAATGATGACGCTCCTTTGACCACTGGGAATGGAAAGGCATATTTTACGCGGATCCCTGCACAGTTGAACGGCTGGAATATCATTGCCGTGGCAGCCAACCGTGTCTCTGGGACGGGAGTGGTAACGATCCAGATTTACAACCTGACACAGACAGCCGACATCTTGAGTACCGAGATCACGATCGACGATGGAGACCTGGACAGCAAGGATGCGGCGGCACCCGCAGTGATCGACGCGGCGCAGGATGATTTACAAACCGGCGATAGACTGCGGGTAGATGTGGACGGCGCCGGGACGACTACGACCTGGCTGGATGTACAATTTGTAGCACAGAAGGCTCCATAAAATGCCCGCTCTCGATGCTAATGTTAGTGCAATGTTGCACATGGATGGGGCGGATGCCTCGACTACGTTTACGGATGAAACAGGTAAAACCTGGACTGCGAATGGGAATGCCCAGATAGATACGGCGCAACAGAAATTTGGTACTGCATCCGGTCTTTTCGATGGTACTGGAGATTATATCGATACTCCTGACCATGCCGATTTCGATATAGGATCTGGCGACTTTACAATTGATTTTTGGGTGCGCAGAAATGCTGTAGGCTTGCATCGTATTTGTGGACAAGGCGACAACTTAGCTACTGCGACTACAATCTCATGGGCTATGTACTTCAATGCAGGAACCAACACGCTAACCGGCGGCTTCAATGTCGTAGCAGTTACTAAAGCGGCAACATCTACTGGAACGGTAACGGCTGATGGAATCTGGCATCATATTGCAATGGTGCGTTATGGCAATACAATGACCCTTTATATCGATGGAACAGCCGACGGGACAGTAGATGTAACTGGAGCAACAGCTAACAATTCGGCTTATAAGCCCACTATAGGCAGGCTTGGAGAATTGGCTGGACAAAATTATAATGGCTGGATCGATGAATTCAGATTCAGCAAAGGGATTGCCAGGTGGACAGCCAATTTCACACCCCCCACAAAAGCATACTATAGTTTCCTGCCGCACGTTTCAGGAATTATTTAGACATAGAAATACCCCACGGAACATGGGGTATTTCAGGGGGAAGGAGTCTGTCCATGTCTAAGCGGACAATTCTATTATACATGGATATTCAGTTTTTGTGCAATAGCTGGTGTAATGGATTTGCCGTGATAAAAGTCACTAATTGGCCATTCAAGAATATAGATACCAGTGGAGTGAACCCAGACTAATAGACTCCACCCCCCTAGTTCGGCATGTTGGGAGAGTCGCCCTGGCTGATGCGGACGGAGATCGGACCAGCGCAGATTGCGATCGAGGATAGTTTTAGTTTCAATCAAGACAGCGCGGCCACCTGGCAGAATACCTCGTGTATCGCCGCTAACTTTTTCTCCCCAGACGATCTGATACCAGGTAGAATTATATATAATTTTAGTCTTGATGATTTTGAAAGGTGTACCAATGCGCTCGACCATCTCGACGCCTAGTGCTTCGACAGCGCGCATAGCGTGTTCCTCGCCAGCCTTACCGAGCTTGGCTTGTGCTCTAGCCATCCACTTTTCTCCAGCCGTGCATAAAGAGTCGTGAGAAACCTTGCAGGATGATCAGGCGATAGCCACAATATTTGCAGACTGGCTCGAGTTTGGCGCTGAACTCGTCGTAGATATATCTAACGTCTTTTGAGCTTAGATTGCGATTGCACATTGCAGGCCTCCACATAATGAGAATGGACATAGCCGGTTTGTTTGCCAGTGTCTACGAGGTACCAATCAGCCTTCATGATAATTCCCCTGACTTCCTGGCCAGTGTCGAGCCAGGCAGACACTGGCCAGGAAGTGGACGGTCCGCTGCGCAGGTTGAGGGATTTGGATGCGGTGACAACCAGGCAAGCGGGCGCCTGTGTCGGGGTCGACACAGGCAAAACGACTTTTACTGATGTGAGTGTTGGCAAAACTGTGGCGGTTGCCAACGGTACCTGGGAGATGGCAGGCATGGACATGCAGGATAATATTACAAAGATTGCCAGTGTCGGGATAAGCAAACGCTTCATCGGACGCGCTTCCCGTCTCGACTATAGATGCGTTTCTGTATTGGGGGTGCTTTCGCTTCCAGTGCTGCCAGTGTCTGGGTGGCCTGGATAACCCAAGGGGCAATCTCTTCGCGGACTTTGGCGGGCAAATACAATTTGGCGCGCAGGGTTTTATTGCGGGGTTCTTTGCCCTTCACGAGCAAGTTATGGATATGAGCCTTGTTGATCTCCAGGCGCCTGGCAAGCTCGCTCATATTGCATTTTGCGGCTTCAAAATCCGCAATCAATTTTTCGGGTACATTGGGAGGAAATTGATTATGGGGCATAAATGTATCACTTCTTGTTTTTCGTAGCTCTAAGCAGCCGTTATTTTTGATAACGGGCTATGCTGGCTTCCATCCGGTAACTGGCTTGTCATCCAATAGAATATGGCCTTTGCCAGTGTCCAACCTGTGACCGGGAGGATTGGCTATAAAAATGATGCCGTCATTGTTGAAGTGCATCACGATTGCCTGTTGGGACACTGGCAAGAACGGTGCCAGTGTCTCCTGATATCTTCTGCAATCTTCCTGTATGAGGCTCAATAACTCTGCCAGTGTCTCTAAGGAATTGTTGTCTACGGGCTTCATCGGGGCAGGAGTGGAAGGATTTGCCACCGACTCTTTTACGCTTGCCAGTGTCTGGATCTCGGTAGACTCGTTGCCAGTAGAAATATCCGTTGCCGTGCCAGTGTCCATGTTCATCTTGTTTCCTGCCTTCAAAAAAGTGGTAGGTGGTGCCTTCGGCTATCGTGCCAGTGTCTGTTTGTTCGACACTGGCAGCCTGGCGCATCTGTGCCAGGATTTCGTCAAAGTCAAGGTTGCCAGTGTCAACCGTGCCAGTGTCTGACACTGGCACGGTTGTAATTCTCTCCGCCTCCAGGATTGGCGCTACTGGGACGGGGACTAAGGGTCCAGGTCAACGTCATCGGGGGGGAGCGGGGTGCGAACGGTCTGAGCCATGGCAGCCGCGCGCATGCGCCCGTTGCTACGCTGCCTTGGGGCACCTATATGACCATCGCCGTCAATATCACGTCCTAATTGACCCTCTAGCTGGCTGAGAGTTTTGCCAGCACGGATAGCTGCCTGGGCCGTAGCCGCTGAAACGCGGCCTTCTTCGACCATCTGCTTGTAGAGTTTCAATTCAGCGGCTTGTAACTGTTCTTGCGCAATCTGTTCGACAGCACGCTGACGGGTACGGTGATCCAATTCGAGTTCGCGCATTTGTTCGCGGGTGATACGCTCAGAGGCGGCGGCATCGGATGACAGGTGGTAGGCTGTGACTAAGAAGGTGTAGGCAGCAAGCAGAACGGGGATGACAATCACCACCCAGCGCTGGGCAGCTTCTGGAATGTGGACAAAGGCAGTCATAAAGCTGATATTCGAGGCGATAACCATACCACCGGCAATGCCTGTGAAAACGATTGAGAGTCCAGCAATGCCCATCATGAAAAGCATTGTCCACTGCTGCGTGGAGTTTTTCTCTTCGCGAGTGAAGAAGCGTCGCTTAGCAAGCGCAAAAGCACCCTCGGTGACTGTGACAAAAGCAGTAAGATATGCAAAGGCCAGGAACAAGTGCATGGGATCGGTCTGGAAATATAGGCCGCTCTCAGTAGGATAGGGAGCCAATCCCATGTAAAAGCCCAGCGTGCCTGTGAATAGCGCAGAGACAGCCAAAAACAAGTACACATACCAGTATTCTTGCAACTCGGCTTCCCAGGACATTTCGGTGGCTTTCTTACGCTTGTTTTGCCCCTTCAGTTTCTTGACAAGCGTAGGGCGAGCCATGTGGTCCTGAATTTCACGATCGAGTTCATCCAGGTCGGTGGTGTCAAATTTACTATTGTTCACTTCTTTCTCCTTTTCTGGCCAGGATTTCGCCGGGGAGTAAGCCGGCAAATGATGGTTTTGATAGTTGTGTCATTAGGGTTGAAGCCCGGGCGGGCGTTCTTGAAACTGCGATTGGTGGCATCGATTGAGGTCATTTTTTCTACGTGGTAATCGCGCCAGCCTGAGCCGGTGGCGCCTGATAGTTGCCAGGCGCTGAGGGTGAGATCCCCGCTCTCGTCCCTGCCGAGAAGATGGGGCTCCACCACACGGAGAGAATCAGCATACATGAACATGATGACTTCTTTGCGGCGGATATAGTTACACAGATTAGTTGTGGGGGTTGGCATCAGTATCAGAATCCTCCTTATCCTTTGGAAATGGTCTGTCTGGAAAAACCAGCTTCCAGACATCACGCAACATTTTCCGAAAGACTGCGACCTCGGTCGTAGCTGGAAATGGGTAATTGACTGCGATGAGCTCGGCGAGGGCTTGTTCCTCGCCAGAGGTCACTTCAAAGAGTTTGCCTTTTCTGGCTTTTCTGGCTTTTTTAGGGGGCATATTTTTATTATATAGACTTTAGATATTTTGTCAAGCCCCCGATTATGATAATTATATACCAATTGTTGCTACCACGGCGCCTCGTAATGGTCAGTGTCGGGGATGGGCGTTAGGACAAAGGGAAGATTTGCGCGACGCTTTTCGGGGGGAACCCAGCCGATCTTCAGGAATTCAAGAAAATCTTGTTCAGAGTAGAATTCCAAGGGCTTGCCACTTCCCAATTTCCATACCTGCCCATGTTTGACATTGCAATTCGAGGGGAGCGCACCGCCATATTTCCGTTTTGTAACAATCCAGTGCGAGAATTCTGCGGGGCCGGTTCGGATCACAAACTGGACAGCCCAGGTATGGGGCTGGACTATGAATAAGTCCAGGTTGAGGCCTTCGGCTAAACTAAGCTGTTTATATTTTGAGCCGCCTTTGATGATGGAACACAATTTTTCATTTACAGCTTCTGTTATTGCCCTCTCGAGCGGATCGAAGATGCCGCCTTTGGAGATACAAACGAGCTCAATGTCTTTTACTTGCGGCTTCTGACGGCGGATACTGCCGGCAATCTCTATGCGCTGGCAGGCAGGGGCAAGGCGGCTGACCCATGTTTCTGCGATTACGCTAGCTTCTTCCAAATCCATTTAGTGTTTCCAATCTGCTGGCATAAACTGACGCCCATCTGGACCATCCAAATGGACAATTGGCCCAAGGCGCTTATCGCGCAAGCGGCTTGTCAGGTATCCATCTAGCTCCCCATCGCCGCGATTGCTGGCGATTACGGTCAAAGCCTCTTGGCGGATAGCCCGCGAGTAGCGTTGATCAAGTAACTGAAATAGACGTTCGCGCGCCCAGGGGGTATCATTGCTTTTATCGAGCTCATCTATGAACAATACATCACGCTGAATCCAGTAGTCCATACGGCGCAGTAGTTCTGTGGTTTTGTGTTCCTGCTCATCGAAGGCTAAACGGATGTCGTCCAGGACAGATGATACATTGGCATAAGCAGCGTGTTTGCCATCACGCAGGGCAGTTGCCACTAGAATCTTGCCGACCAGTGTTTTTGCCTGGCCATAACTACCCCACAAAAAGACCAAGCCCCAGCCATTTTGATAGGCTAGGCGTACAGCCTGGACTGCCTTATGACCATCGGAGAAATTGGGTTTTACGGCGCTCCATGCCAATTCCAATTCGTCTTCTCGGACGCCGATGCGTTGCAGATTTTCTATTCTGTTTTGCCGTGCTTGCTCTGCTTCTTTCTTTGCAATGGTCGCATAATTGCTAGCTACCCAGGCTTTATATTCTTCATCGGTTACTTTACTGGAGCCGGCTTTTCTCAGCTTTGCTTTTAGATTTTCAGATGCTTCTTCAAACGTTTGCATTGGGCACCATTTGCTCTTTTGCTAATTCACATAATCGATCAATTTCTTCAGTGGATAATCTCTTTGGTTCTGGTTCCCTGCTTTTACCATTTTTGCGACCGTTCTTTCTCTCAGGTTTCCATCCGAAGCCGTTGCGTTTCCAGCTATCCAGAATTGCATCAACGTAATTCCAGGAGCGGGCGTTGTTTTTGACTGCGATGGCAAAGGCGGGTTGATACCAGGTTTCTATGGGGTAGTCGATGGTGGCGTTGCGAAGGATATCGGCCATGAGGGGGGTGATAGCTCCGATGTTTTCTTCATAAAGGGTGGCAAGAGTTTTCGTGCGGTGCGTGAGCCCCTCATCATCATCATCATTCTTAATTGGTTGATTCTTTAGTTCACCACATGAACACCCCTGTTCACCACATGAACACCCCTGTTCACCACATGAACACTTTGAATACATTTGAAAGTTCTCCTGCCATTTGTTTACTGGCGTAATATCTAAGGTGCCAAAATCGGTCTGTCCCTTTATAATTATCCAGCCCTTATCATTCAAGCCCTCGCGTGCTTTCACAACCATGCCAATGCTCATATTGCAGGCTTTAGCTGTGCTCCTGACGCCTTCCCAGCAATTCCCTCGACGATAATAGTGGACTAATAAACGGAATTCAAAGGGAGTCAGATTGGAATCATCGAGCATATTTGGCAATTCTGTGCGCCATTTTCTGAGATCAGGCGTGGATCCTATTTTCTGTTGTTGATCAATGTCATGTGTTTTCATCTAAACCTCGTAGAACACAAAACTCTTCTTGGGAGGCCTACATCCTGCGCCCGTGACGATGCCGGCAGGCCAAGTAGCAAAGGACACAAGAGCAGGACTCCCAAGAAGAGTCTTTTCCCTGCCGGCGCCGGCGTCACACCGGGGCGCTTTCGCGCTGAATTGTGACTATATATTACGCCTGATCTTCTGTTTCGTCAATATAAAATTGCTCAATCGCTTGCGCCAGGGCGACAGGAACGATATTTCTGGCCATCCCTTTCGCACGAGGCTGAATTAGTTGCAAGCGAAATTCCAAACCCAGTAAATAATAATTGATTACTGAGGTGCTTGTTCGAAAATGATCAGCAATTTCACGAACGGAGGGAGAAAAACGATTCTCCTTCCAAAAAGCGTGGATGAAATCGAGGACTTCTTGAGGTTCGCGGGGCATCAATCGACCTTTCAGGTTAGAGAGAATACGATGATGCCTAAAATGAGCGGCAGGGCGATCGACAGCCAACTCAACAAGTAAAGGCGTCTGTTCATGCAGGTAGCATAGCATTTATGGGTTATGGATGACAAGTGACGAATATCATATAAAATATTGTATAATAATCACAGTGATTTCTTTTCAAAAATGATAGGAGAAAAAAATGGAACTAACCGAAGTTCAAGTTTTCTTGATTGGCGCCGTTGCCAGTGTTATCGTGTGGCTGGTGAAGTTTGCACGCGATAAATGGGGTGGTATTTCTTCAGGCTGGCTCACGGTCGGTGTGTATATCATGTCGGGTATCCTGGCGTGGATCTTCGCACCATTGAGCCTGCCGGCGTTGCCGCCCTTTGTCGATCTGGCCAGTTTTGTGCCGGCCTTGTTGGAGTGGTTCGGTGCATTGCTAATCCCACTTTCTGCATTCGTCGGGTTTGCAACGTTTGTCTATAATGCGCTCCTGAAGAAAGTGCTCGATGACATAGGTGTTCGCATACGAGAAAGAGGATAAATAAAAAGGGGCACGGATGAGAGTCCGTGCCCCTTGGAATTGAGCTTTACTATGGGAATAAAATGGCAAAGGAGCCAGTTACAATGCCGCAAAACAAGCCATTTTCTTTTGACGATGGGGTGACGCTCAAGGAATACTTTGAACAAAAATTCGAGCATGTGGAAAAAAAGTTCGAGCAACTTGAAAAAGAGAGAGACCAAACACAACGCGCCCTGGAAAAACGCCTCGACGGAATGAATGAAATCCGAGAGGCATTGAAAGACCAGGCTGCCAGAGTGCCAAGTAGCAAAGAGATGGAGCAGAAGATGGAAACTCTCAGGACTGAATTTAAGGGCGATTTGCTCTTAGTGGCCAAAGATGTAAGGGTTTTGTTGGATAATTTGAATCAACAGAAAGGGATGGCAACGGCTGAGGATGTGCGAACTGCGAGAGTGGCAGGATATGGAGGAATTTTAATCGGAGTCATTAGTCTTTTGCTAAAGATATTTTGGCCCTAAAAGCTCAAGGAGTTGATATGGATATAATTGTTTGGGTAGGCAAGTCAAAGGTAAATCGCCTGAACATACGCAATGCCCCGGCTGGGGAGGCATACGGCGAATATATGAATACCGGGAACACATTCGTGGCAGACCTAAAAGTAAATCAGTGGTTCCATCTGATCGAACGGAATGGTTATATGATCGTCCGCGAAGAATGGATCTCTGAGGGCAGGGAACCGATGATGTATCTCGATTATCATACCGAACAGGTTGTCGAGCCGCCCGTGGACCCGCCGCCTATAGACCCCCCGGCCACAGAGAGACAGATTGTAAGTTTCACCCTGACTCCCATTTATGACGATGGGAGCATCGGACTGCCGCAGGAGTTTGTGCCAAAGGAACCAAAGTGAGTATAGTACAACTGCGTTATGTTGACGGCAGTCAGCAGGAATTTATCTCGTCCACGCCGACGATGGGGCGGTTCTGGGTTCCCCATGACTGGCTGCGCGCAGAACTGAATTATGATATGCGCGAAACAGATTTACCGGGCTGCCCGGAAGTGTATCGTTTCGGGCATGCTGAGAATAACCGCCGATTTGAGCGGTCTATTTTCACGGAGGCATGGCAATGGTTCGCCATCGACGTGCTGGCAATGTGGCGCTACCGAAAACTGTATAGGGATTTGTCCAGAGATGAGCATGATCATATTTTGAGAACGTTCAACGGTTTATTTGCCGACCATTTATTTATCACGAATAAGGCCGGGGTACTTACTCGCAATAATTATCCAGACGGGGAAACGGACAGGGGCGACGATCCGCGCATTGACCCGTTCGTGACAGGCGGCAACACCCTGGCCGGGACGATCATAGATAATGCTGTCAAGCTGTATGCTTTCCGTGAGAAGGATAAGCCGCCAGTTGTGACGTATGAACTTGTTGCCTACGATCCGCGCATCTGCTGGGCGACCAACATCAAGCGCGTGACTGTGGAAAATTCCCCGCTGGCGAATAAAAATGGATTATCATACAAGGTGCATAAATTTCCAAATTACCAGGACGGTACCGAAGTTCCATACCCGTTCATCGTGCATGATGATACGAACGGATGGAATCCATTGAGTGACCTGTGGCAGTACGGATGGTTGGAGCCTAAGAGACCATTATATAACCCACCGGAAGTATGATATGAAAAAGATAATTATTGTCATGATTGTAGTTTTATTCTTGACGGCCTGCGCTCCGCAATTTCTTTTATCACGGGCAGTCGTGTATTATGTTTCACCCACTGGCAGCGACGCCAATCCGGGAACACAAGCATCACCTTGGAGAACCATCCAAAAATGTGCTAATGTCGCGCCGCCTGATAGTACCTGCATTGTTTTAGCAGGCAGCTACAATGAACGGGTATCGGTTGAGCGGGGCGGGATAATCTTTCAGGCACAGGGAGCGATTGTAAAGGGCTTTGTCATCCGGGCTGATAACACAACGATAAAAGACTTTGAGATTGCAGATACAGACCGTCTAAACGCGGGGGTGTATGTCAAGGGTGCTTACAATCTCATCGAGAACAACTATATCCACCATGCAGCCAGCCGGGGGATTGAGTTCGGCGCATACAAAGCTGATAACACGATCCTTTTAGTACACGATAATATTGTTAGAGATAACCGCCTGTACTACAACGGGAGTTCTGGAATTTTCGTCAACGGTCGTACTAACCTGATAGAAAACAACGAGATTTGGGAAACGCAACAATGCCTGCCAGTAAGCGGGACGTGCCGGGATGCTGATGGCATTCTGTTTTTTGGTCAGGGACACATAATAAAAAACAATTACATTCACGACATTTCATACGGCCCGCCCGGTATCAACCCTGAGATTGGGGATTACAATGACAACCCCCATATTGATTGTTTCCAGACTTACGACAATTCACTATACACAGAGCAGGCAGTTAATATTTTATTCGAGGGGAACATTTGCGACAATCTTCAATTTCAAAATGACTATGAAAAGGGTCAGGGCTGGATGATGGAGGGTAATGCAAATAATATCACGATTAGAAATAATATTGTCCGTGCGTACCGGGGGATAAACACGCGCGGAGGGTCAGGAACACAGGCCGACCATTTGTATATTTATAACAATACCTTTGTCAATAATCTTGCCTTTCCTGCTCAACCGAATGTAGCTGAGTTGTACAATGCAACCTATTCTGTCATCAAAAATAACATCTTTTACGACCAGAGATACGGGACGCTTGACTTGGCCGGAGATACTCCCGGAATAGTTATTGACTACAATCTTGTGTACAACACAGACGGGAGTTTACCCCTGTATTTACCTTATCCGATTCTGCATGAGTTGAGAAAGGTTGATCCAAAATTCGTCAACCCGGCGGCGAGTGATTATCACTTGCAGTCTACTTCACCCGCTTGTGATGGTGGCGAGGCCGGTACATACATAGGCGCATTCCCGTGTGATGGGATACCGCCGACGTTTACACCGACTGCAACTAAAACTATCACCCCAACACCAACGCGCACGCCAACTAAGACGGCGACGGTAACAAGAACAAATACACCGGTGCCGCCGACTTATACGCCGACGCGCACGCCAACGGTAACCAATACAGCAACACCCACCCCGACCGCAACACCTACCCAGACTAGCACACCTACCTGGACTAGCACACCAGTTCCCCCGACGCCCGAACCTGGGCCGGTGTGTTTGGATGTACTCCTGAAAACGGGAGTAAGATACGGCCCATCGATGTGGTTTGAAAGTTGGCATTATCTCTATCCAGAAGAGCGGGCGGTAGCCGAATATATCACATTGAATAAAGACCCGGACGGTCTACCTGACGTTCCGGCTACGTTCGCCTGCATGGGCAGGTGGTCATGCTTTGCGATGACATACAGGGGTAAGGAGTATGCGCGGGTTGTCCCGTGCCCATGAAATTAAATAAAAAAAGCGCCGCATCGGCCTGAGGGGGGCAGGCAAACGCGGCGCTTTTTATTATAGGACTTTTGGGGTAGCTGTCAAGGTTGGGAACGCTTTACAGATGGGCGGCAGGTCTGGCAGTATTTGCGAGGTTTACCGCATGAGGTGAGCTCGACGGGATTGCCGCAAGCGCATTTCGTATAATCATTATGGTAAAGCTGTTCCCAATCCTCGACCGCCCCCCTGACAAGAGAGAAAACGGGGTGAATCTCATGTTCGGAGATGCTCCAAAATTTGATATAGTGTGGACCGCCCCCCCTACCTTTGACGAGCAGGCTACCAAAAAGCCAGACTTCGAGCTCAAGTTGGCCAGCGGTGACGTTTATGTTAGTGTTCCCCCGTTGGCATGGGATGGCATTATATTCGATCGAGATAAGCTCGGGGAATCGACAGGCAACATCAGCAATTGGGTAAAGATAGTCCGATATTGCTTGCAGGGGATGGCGCTGCCTTTGGAAGCGAATAAGTTGTGGATGGCCAGGCACCCCATTGGCCAGTGCGCGAACGGCTTCCAAGCCATCATCCCAGACAGCCAGGAGGCTTTTTGGATCGAGGTATTTTGGATGGAATGACCAAAGTCGCATGGGGACTCCTTCTTTCAGCGGCTTTTCTTGGGAACTACCGCAGGCTTCTTTACAACGACAACTCGACGGGGGTTCTTCTGAATCTTGTCCAGATTTCTTACCCAAGTCACACTTTGGTTGGGCTTACGGTTGGGGTTGACGGGTTGTTGTGGATATTTTTGATTTGTCATGACGATTCTCCTATAGAATTATAGAATGTTGTGGTAAGATATTTTTGGAGGCACTTATGCCAAAAGGCAAACCCAAATTCAGTAAAAGGCTGGACTTTTACACGACAACTGAAGCGCGTGCGCAGCTTGAGGCACTTTCGTTTCTGCTGGGGATGAAAGGGGAAAAATCTAAGATATGCCGGAAAATCTTAGACCTGGGGCTAAAGACTTTCATCGATGGTTTAGAACCTAAGAAGAAAGCAGAATATGAGTTCATCCTGAATCGCGTGAAACTGGCAGAAGAGCAGGAGCATGCACGTTAGACTAGGTGCCCGGTTTTGTGGGCTGCCACGATCGCGGCGGCGGTGCGCACGTCTGACTCCAGGTTGCCGCTAAACGACACAGCGGCCATGGAAGCCGCCAGGCCGACATTTTTCAGGGCGATGTGCAGGCGCTGGACAAATCCGTCGGGGTCGCCCTTCAGGATGATGATGATCTCATCGCCAGAGAACCAGCGGGCGCGCATGAGCACGTCAGCATGGCGCACCTGAATGGCGCGGCGGATCTTCTTATTGACTTCATCGTAACCATATTTTGCGTTGGCGCCTTTACAATCGTCGATGTCCAGAAAGACAACGAAACGGGCTCGCTTTTTGATGCGGGGGAGTTCAATGGGGACGGCTTGGCGGGTTAGAATTCCGTACTCGCGGTCGGTTTTCAGGGCTGTGATCATTTGCATGAGCATACTGTTTTGAGCTTTGAGTGCTTTATATGACGGGGTAGGCATCAGGCCTCCTTTGCTTTTCTAATTCTCTCGGTGATAAGGCGTTCTATCTCTGCTTTGCTCACCTGACGGCTGATTTCGTCTGTGAGTATGCAGTGGTAGATGGGACCATCTTCGGGCCAGAGTTCGAGCGCTCCGAGATGGGCGCAAAACCCTTCGGGGGCAATGCCTTCGGGGAGCGGCCAGCCATCTGGACGGATATCCACCAAGTCGTGATAGTAATGGGGGAGTTTACCGAGGACGGTTGCCGTCAGCATGGGGTTCGCGTTGAGATGCACGACCAGGCCGCTGATCCCCAGCGAGGCGGCTTCGAAGCCATGCTCGCTGGGGTGGAAACAGACGCGGGTGCCGGGGGGGAAGTCGGAGCGGGATCTTGTCATTTTATCTCCGGGATGTGCAACTTTCTGATGGCGGCTTTGCGGGTGCGCTCGGGGCGGCGGTCGTAGTTGGCGGTGGTAGTGGGCGAGGCGTGGCCCATGAGTTGCTGGACGGTGGCCAGGTCGTTTGTGTCGAGCAGTTGCCCGGCGAAGGTGCGCCGGAAGTCGTGCCAGGTCAGGTGCTTGAGAGTGGTCTGGGCCAGGCGCTTTTCGACGATTTTGCGCAGGGCTTCGCCCGTGATTCCATGGCCGGGGACGATGGTGCCATCTTTGCGGATGGGGCAAAAGATATTGCCGGGGGTATCGCCACGTACATCAAGCCAGGCGAGCAGTGCATCCAGGGCGCCGTTGAACATATAGGCAGTGCGGGACTTGCCGCCCTTGCCATGCACAACGAGGTCGGCTTCGGTTTCGCCGGTCGCTTCGGTGTTTTCGTACAGTACAAGGTCTTCGAGGCGCAGGCGTGAGAGTTCGGCACGGCGCAGGCCGGTGGTCCAGGCGGTGGCGAAGAGGGCGGCATCACGGACTCCGGCGGGAGACTTGTCTTCGAGGCAGGCGCGCAGGAGCTTGATGAGCTCGGATTGGCGCAGGTGCCGGCCAGCTTTGGGGCTATCGCCTTTGACATCTTCCACGGCGATGACGCGGGCGGCCTGTTCGGAGACGCGGGCGGCCTGTTCGCTGGGCAGGAATTCGAAGGCATAGTCAACCATCTTGCGAGCCCACCAGCGGATACAGGCGAGCTTGTGATTGATGGTGCTGGGCGCTAACCCATCGCGCTGTAGTTTGGCGGCGTAGGCTTCGACCAACATCTTTGTGATGGGGGGCATGCCCTGATTGAGCCGCCAGGCTTCGAAGGCTTTCAGATTTGAGCGGTATTGGTTGCGGCTGTGATCGCTCGTAAAAGCCGGGTCGGTGTAGAGGGCTTTGTCGAGCACGTCGGGGAGGTTGGGGGTGGTGGCCAGGGTGGTGGTCATGTTATCTCCCTTCTTCCAGAATGTGGATAAGCCAGGCGGCGATTTTCTTGGCTTCGTTCTTGCCGGTGTAAAATGCGTGGATGGTCGAAGGATCGAGGCCGCCCTTGAATTGCAGGGCTAAACCTTCGGCATCGACTTCGAAGCAGATATCTGCCACGGTGCTGCGGGGGGTGGGCTTTGTAACTACCCAGAGGGTTGTTAGTTTCATGTTAGACTCCTTCCCGCCCTTGCGGGCGGGCGTAGTTGTTAGATAGTGTGAGGCACGTTGTCAAAATCATCGTATCCGGCTGGGACAGGTTCGCCCAACAATTCACAGACGCGCTTTTTCCCATGGGCGGCTTCGAGTTCGAGGCGCAATTGAATGTTGAGCAGTTCCAGGCGCTGATTCTCTGCTACGAGCTTACACTCCCGTTCCACTTTCAGGCGGGTATCAGTGCTGACGTTCTCAGTGCGGGCGATGGTGTAGGCTTCTTTTCCAGCGCCGCCGCCATACACGGCAAAGAAGCGCAGGAAGTTGGTACAAACATCACCCAGGGCGAAAAGTTGCCGGGTTGTGTGGTACAGTGCCGGCTTGCGGGTGCGTTTGATCTTGAACTTTTTCATGGTGGACTCCTTTACTGCTCGGGTGAATAATTGGGGCGCTCGCCGCCATGCAACCATTCATTATGAGCATCAACGATTGGTAGTGTAATGTAAAGTTCATCCCGGGTGCCTCCCCATTGCTGCCAGGACTCATAGCATGATTCGGCGGTAACAGTAGAACCAGATGACAACTTGATTTTCAGTTGGCGCCGGCTAGGTACATTTTCGTACAAGTAACGGACTGATTTGATATAGGTGTTCACGATAGACTCCTTTTTTTATAGTGTAGCAAATTTGGGGGCGGGTTTCAAATGTCAAATGTCAGGTATTGTGGATGATGTTAGTCTGGTCTCTTCGGCATAATCAGGGCTTCGCGGGCGCCATCGGTCAAGTAGACCGCATTCGAGGGACGCACGGCATCGGGGGACTCTTCGGGGCATGGTACATATTCCGGGAGCGTAATCAGTACCTCGCCAGTGAAGCCGGCCAGGGCTTCGGTCAAGAAGCGGGGGTCAATCAGGATCTCGGCGTCGGGGCCGCTCTTGTTGTAGCCTTGCGAGGCTTCCAGACCGACGCGGGTATCCCCGAATTCTACCGACTCGCTCCAAACATCCAGGCGCCCATTGGCAAACAGGTGGACGGTCTCTTTATTGGTGCTCTTGGCCAGCTTGACGGCCTTGGCCAGTTCTTTGGCGTCGATGGTAATCAGGGTTTTGTTGTCCTGGGCATCAGCCAGCAGGCGCGCGATTGAGCCGCGATAGTGCTCGATGTCGCTCTCGCTGGGGCGTTCGTATTCTTCGAGCTCTGCGAATGTGCGCGGGGGCAGGTGGCGGTCGATGTGGGCACGAATGCCATCGGTAGCAAAATCACCCCATGGGATGCAAATGGAGGGGCGGGCGTCGTCTTTGCTTACGGCCTTGAGAATCCAGGGATCGGAGGGGGTGACGCTCTCGCTCGCGCGTAGGCGTTCGCTTTCGTCGCTGCCATCGTCAAAGGCGAAAGGCACGGCGGAATATTTGCGGCAGGCATATTCGACTTCTGCATCACCGGCTTCACATACGCACTTGATTTCGGTCCGTGATGTAAACTTGATGCCATTCCAGCCGCTCTCGATTTGCAGGATTGCAACGCTCAGGTCGAGGGTGGCACGAATGAAGTAGGGTTCATCCTTCCACAAGCGCGCCAGTTCGAGCAGGATGCGGGCGGGGATGAAATAGCTGCGGCCATTGCCCTGCCAGTGCAGGTGATCGGGCGCCAGGGTGGGTTGTATGCCTTTGTATAGCTTCTCGGGTAGGATATCCCATACAGGATGATTGCCTTGCTCGCGCTCTTTGCGGGAGGTCTGGGCGCGGCAGGCCAGGATGATCGGTGCGGGGGTTTCGTTCTTGTTGCGTTTCATGGGTTTGACTCCTTCCAAAAGTCTGGGGGGATATGAGGGCTAATCTTGCCCTTCCTGCCATGGACTCGCACGGTTGGGAGTCCATGGCAGGCGGGGAGGGTTAGAGATTGGCTGTAGCTTCGTTCAGCAGGCGCTTGTATTCAGCATAGGGCAGGCGGTTTTTCTTATCGCCTTCGTCAATCCAGTTCAGGTGCTTGCCGGTGGTGGTGCCCCATACATTCTCGCTGACAACTTTGTCTTGCCCGCTCACACGAAAGGCCACGACGGTATCATACGAATACCAAAGAGTTACTCCGACTTCTGGGTAGTCTTCGCGGCGGGTGTTCTTCTGTGTTCCATAATAGGAAATTTCGGGTTTCATGATTTGACTCCTTTTGTATCAATAGGTTGGATTTGTGGGCTAGTGCTGCCCGCACTGCCTACAATCGGAATTGTAGGCAGTAGGGAAAGTCTAGCAGGTTATTGATCGATTTCAGCGCGCGCGACCTCTTCGAGGGCGAACCAGGCCAGCGCGTTAGGAACATTTGTATCCCCAGACTGAAGCCGGCCATAAATCGCGCGACCTATTTCGTCGCGAGTTTCGGGGTCATCGTTCAGGCAATTGAAGCCAGCCACGAATGAGATTGGACCTTGCCCGAATTCATCGGAATATTCCTTGACAAGCTCGATGATTTCGGTACGGTTGCGCTTGAAAAATGCGATGGTGTCGCTGTAGTACGTGAAGCCGGGAAAACCACCTGAAGCGCCGTGATTGGCTACATCTTCGAGATAGTCACGGCCTCCCAGTTGGCGGATAACGGCGCGGGTTAGTTTTTTGTTCATTGTAAGACTCCTTTTGTGTCAATAGGTTGGGTTTGTGGGCTAAACTTGCCCATGCTGCCATGCTCACGGGGAGCATAGCAGCGGGGGATCTTTAGCGGTTATACGTTGCCGGCTTTTATATCGTTCAAAAGCTCTTGCAATTGATTGACCAGTTTCTGATCGATGACCAGTTCGGTGCCATGGGGCAGGCCCCCGAGCAATGAGAATTCATTGTGGGCGGGTGAGTACCAAATTGTCACATTGCGGGGTTCTTTTGTATCGCAGCTTGTCTGGGTGTAGGTTTTGAGGGTAATTGATCGGGCGCTCATGTTGACTCCTTTTTTATAGTGGGCAGTATGCCCGGGGTTGGCGTCCGCTCGCGCTCTTCGTATTGGCTGCGGCGGGCGTTGGGAATGTGGTACCAGGTCCAGCGGGGAGCAGGAGCCAGTGACCGTTACGAAAATATATGACATGCGAGGCATGGGGGAATTCTGCCCGGATTTTTTCGGCTAGGGCGTCAATTTTGGCGAGCGCTGGGCACTGTGTACCCAGTTCGCCGGCCAGGAGGGAGGGGAGGGAGGGGTAATATTTCATTTGCTATTACGCTTTCCTTTGATGAATTCAATCCAGCGCTCGGCTTGTTTGTCTGTTTTGAAGTTTGCAATGTTGGTACTGCCAGCGTAAACACATGCTTTATAACCAGCATGCAATAATGCGCTATGGGGGGCACCGCGTGAGAATACAGGCTGATGGTAATGAGGATGCTCATATATAGTCCGCTTGTTGACCGTGATCTTGACGATGCAATGTGTCAAAATGGCGCCACCGCCTAATGAGCGGCGATTGTTGACTAACAGGGCAATGGGTTTTGTGCCAGTACTACGGCCAATATAGCCTTGAGTATCATACTCTTCTAACCAATCGCGCCCGGTTTTGGCGTCGCCGTAAAATATTCTGACTCTCGTGTTGGTGTGCAAGTACCGTTCTAAAATCTCGCGCACTTGCGGGGGGGTGTTCTTGTTATAGTGAAAAATTGTATTCATGATTGACTCCTTTTATGATCTGCGCACAATCCATGCGCCGGATACACTGAAACAGATTTGACCAGATTCAAGCAGGCGCTTGACTTCTGCGCGCTCTTCAGCGGGCAGGGTTGAGACCGTGCCGGCGTTGAGGGCGTCGGCATAGTGCTGTTTGATTGCGCTTACACAAACTTTCAGACCGTGCTTTGCTAGGTTGCTCATGCTAGACTCCTTTAGTATGTTTAGTTGGTCGGGCATTCGTGCCGGCCATGGCGCCCGGGACCTGGGCGGTCCTGGGCGTTCGGGCAGGTCGAACTATAATGCTTCTTTTATTTCTTTGCGTAGACGTTCTACAACGCCAGCCCAATAAGCCAGGCCGTGAAAGTCAACGCTAGTATCGGCGTTCTCTAGGCACGCAAGAACAGCCTTTTTTGCCTTTTCAAGTTCTTCGAATTTCTCGTTCATTACTGACTCCTTTTAGTTAGTTGGGCTAGACTTGCCCATGCTGCCATGATTGGAGGAGGCAACCATAGCAGCGGGGGATTTCTAGCGGCTTGTGTCCGTGCCGGCCTGTACATTCGATGCAGTAGGTTATTATGAGGGCAGTACAGGCGCGGGGATCTTGCAAGCGGGGGATCTTTAGCGGTTATACGTTGCCGGCTTTTATATCGTTCAAAAGCTCTTGCATGGGAATGTGGTACCAGGTCCAGCGGGGAGCAGGATCCAGTGACCGTTACGAAAGTATATGACATGCTAAGTTTTTAGCCGAAAAGATAAAATGCAATCTCGAGGATCGTTGGCCACTGGACCGGGTAGCAGACCGTAGCAAGATTTTGACTTATGCACTCGTGGTAATACTGGTTCACGAATGCCGGCGCGATTTTTATAAAAATGAAGATGAGGGTGTACATTGTGACTCCTTCCGAAAGTCTGATTTTATTTTTTGATCTTGCTATCCTGACCGCCATCCACGGATCGAACGTGCCGGGCTATCATCCGGGGAACATTTTCCAATAGCGGGCAGCATAGCAAGATTTCTCTTGTATGCTGATTTTATTTTGATAACCAAGCCTTAGAGGATTTTTGACCTGTATTTACAGCGTCCCCTGTTCCAAGGTGCCGCTTTCCGCTTTACCTTGGATCGTGTCCTATTATGCTGATAACTGGGGTACTCTTGCGAGATTTTGCCCGGTCGGTCTTGGTTATTCTTTTGTCAAGGTGCTTTGTTTCTCTATATATAATATAGCATTTCTATATACTGATTACAAGTGTCAAATGTCATGTATTCAATATGACGACAAATGTTCTATGAACAGGCGTTCTATATCCTGATCTGGTGGGGTAGGTATATATACCCCCCTTGCACATTGACTTACACATTCTCAAAAAGTCCTATAAAAAGATTTATTCCCCCCATGTAATGCAGTGCAAATTATATATAATATATAATTTTACATGCTCAAAACAGGCTGTATTTAGTGCTTTACTATGTGCCTAGTTGTTATAATCTACATTGTAACAACTAATATACAGCCATGCCATAGTTTTATTTTTATTGGAACAATTGTGCGAAATAAAACGGTTTTTATTCGTAAACTTGCTCAAACACATGCACTCCCTGAGTCGCACAATTTGGGAAAATACCAATTTGGAATAGTGCCTTCCCACAACATTTTGTGAACAAGAAAGGTAAAATCGTGTACAATGAGGACATGAAATACCAACAGATTGGCTCACATTTTGCAGAATTATCAGCGGCGCTACTCTCGGTTGACCGGGAGGAACTGCGCAAAGCAATCGAACTCCTGAAGAAAGCCAAACAACTGAATAGCAGGGTCTGGATTGTCGGGAACGGCGGTTCTGCGGCCACGGCTGCCCATTTTGCAAATGACCTAGTGAAGATGGGCGGTTTGCGTGCTATGGCACTGCCTGCACAGGTGCCGACCGTGACAGCCTTCGGGAACGATGAGGGTTGGGAATATATGTTCTCGCACGCACTGGATGTATTTCAGTCCCCCCAAGACGTGCTGGTAGCCATCTCTTGCAGCGGGGCGTCCCGTAACGTGTTGGAAGCAGCCCGGGGCGTGGAGAACCTGATCGTGCTGACCGGGAACAACCTGCAAAGTCCATTGTGCGGCTTCAGCACAAAAGCCTTCCTGCATGCGGCCAGCGACGACATCACGATCCAGGAGGATATCCACCTGGCTATATGCCATGCGATTGCAAAGGCACTGGGATGAGATGCGGTGCAGCTATGTCTTCCGAAGATGCAAAGAGTGCGGACATGAATACAAAAAGGGCGACCACTGGGTTACTCCTTGCTCGAATTGCGGAGCCGACCGCCAGTGTTCGAATAATTGCCATCCTGGATATAAGCGTTGTGGCGCACGCGGGCATGGCGGCCCAGCACCAGGCAGAAATTATTACGGGCAGGGTAAATTGACAGACGGTTCAACTTCTAACTTCCCATTGACCAGACTGGCCTCCAAGCGGGCTGAGATGCAGCGCAGCGGCATGATCCTCTCTAATCGCAAGTCGATTGAGATTGTGCGCATGCGCGTTGATGAATTGTTGGAGCGCATTGACGCTAACCAAGCACCGGATAGATTGGAGAATCTATCCAGGTTGTGGAAGAAGTTCAAAAAAGCGCGCTACCAAGGCAGCGATTTGGATGTTCTCTCACTTGAGAAAGAACTAGAGGCCGAATTCGAAGCGGCCTACCACGATTATGCAGCCTGGCAGCAGATGATGGAAGTGTTGGATTTAGACCGCAAACTGGTTGAGTCGGAAGTGAAGATTGCCAAGGATTTGCATGCTATTCTGACTGCTGAGGATGCTTACGAACTGGTAGCCGAGATATTCGCTGTGATCTTGCGGATCGAAGAAGACCCGCTAAAACTAAAGAGGTATCAATTTGAGCTTACGAGACTCGTTGGTGACGGATCTGTCGTTGAAGCTGAACGAAGCGACGGAGAAGTTAGAGACGAAGTATGACCCGATAGAATGGATCAAGCGGGAATTCTTTATCCCCGAGACCAAAAATGACCCCAAGTTGCGGGGACATTTGCATTTAGAGCCTTATCAGGAAGACACGCTACGCGAGGCACTTTCACGGGATGCAGACGGGAATTATAAATATTCGATCATTATATGGTCAGATATCAAGAAGTCAATCAAAAGCACAATTGCAGCAGCAGTGAACCTGGCGCGCGCCCATGGAACGGAATGGGGTGAGTATTACATCGTCGCCAATGACCTGAAGCAAGCTGACAGCCGTGTGGCTCGCTATGTACGGCGCTCGATCATCCTGAACCCAAAAACAAACCCACAGAAGAACAAAGAATACAGGGTAAACGGCTATCGCATCGAGCTCCCCACTGGCAGCTTCCTGGAGGCTATCCCTGTCGATCCCACTGGCGAGGCTGGTTCGAACGCTGATCAAATCACCTGGTCGGAGCTCTGGGGTTCGAACGAAAAGGCCAAGCAGAATATGTGGGCTGAGATGACGTTGAGCCCGACCAAGCAAGGCCAGTCCTTTAGATGGGTGGAGAGCTACGCTGGATTTGCGGAGGAAAGTGACTTACTATATTCACTATACGAAATGGGCGCAAGATCGGGGGAAATGCTATGGCCAGAGAGACTTTATAACGTAACTGGCGGGGAGCCTGCCCCCCTGGAACTGTTCGTAAACAGAGAGGCGCGTATGCTGTGCCTTTGGAACACAAAACCGCGTAACCCGTGGCAAACCAAGGAGTATTACGCGGCTGAGGCGGCTGTATTGCCACCGAACCAATTCCAGCGCATGCACCGGAATCAGTGGGTATCTTCGACCGAGACATTTGTTCCGATGGAGTGGTGGCATTCCTGCCGTCGTTCCGATACGGAATGGCCGAACTGGGAAGATGAACCTTCGAGAATCGATCCTAGTCATAGACCCTTCACAAAACAACGCTGGCCAGTAATTATTACACTGGATGCGGCAGTGAGCGGGGCTGCTTTGGGGTTGTGGATGGGGTGCCGGCATCCGTTATATCCTAGTGAGATTATAACCCTATATGCACAAAAATGGGAGCCTTCTGGTGTAGATCACAAAATCGACTTCTATGGCACCGACGAAAACCCGGGCATGGATAAAGTCCTGAGAAAGTTACTTTCTGAGTATAATGTTATTGAGGTTGCTTACGATGAATTCCAACTGCACTCTTACGTTTCGAAGCTAAACCAGGAGCAACTTATCTGGTGCCATTCCTTCCCGCAGGGCAATGAACGGCTGGTGAGTGATAGCCTGTTCCGGGATATGATCCGGGAACGGCGCTTCTGGCACCGTGGAGAGAAGGATTTGCAAGATCATGTGCAAAACGCAGATGCCAAGATCGACCCGGAAGATCGCAAAGTGCGCATTGTGAAGCGCGCCGAGAGGTTGAATGTTGACCTGGCAGTATGTGCAGCCATGGGATGCAGAGAGTTGATGAGGTTGAACCTATGAGCAAAAAGACGAAGTTCAAGCCTACTGTGCGTACACGTGAGATGTTGCCGTTGGCCAAGAAAACCAAGACCGGAGTTCTACTCTTATGCCCATTCTGCACCCCTGCACACCCGATTACACCCGGACAGTCTTCTAGCTGCGGGACCAGCCTGCGGGTGACAGCCGTGCAACAGGTTATCAGCGCCCGCACAGCACGCCAGGAGAACCTTGTGTGCGTAAAGTGTAAGGGAATTGGGGGGGGAGAGATGGTGCAGTACCTGAATGGCTATATCCATGTAAATGAGTGCGCGCCAGATGTGCAACTACTGCGGGAAATCCCGAAATATTCGAAACTAGCTGCCCTTGCTTATAAATTACCTGAGTCTGTGCGCTCCTTAGTAGAAAAACGCACCGGAGTCGTACAGATGGTGCGTGAAATTACACCTGATGGCGAAGAGACGGGTAATATCCAAGGTTATTTCTTCCGTAGGAAAGAAGCGTAATTATGCCTAGACCACCCACCCTAGCCCCTGACAACCAATTCCCTGAAGACGCGCTAAAGAGTACAATCCAGAAATTCCCGGATGCTGACCAGGCATGGCCGGGCGGCGGTTCGATCTTCACCTGGAATATCGCTACCTCGGCAGATGCAATCACGCCATGGGGACGAAATGTAGCGCAGCGCGATCGGCAACTGCGCGACTTCTGGCCGACCGAGACGTATTTGGCTGGCACCGTAGCATCCACATCCTTCCGCAATGCAACATTGGATTGGGAAATACGGGGAACATCCCAGAAGGTGATACAGTCGGTAACAGATACATTGAATGCGGCCATCGCAGGCGACAGCTTTGGCTGGGTAAACTACATGCTGAAATTCAGCCAGGATTTGTTCACCCAAGACAATGGCGCCTTTATAGAACTGATCCGCGAACCTACCGAAGATGCTGCCAGTCCATTCAAAAATGAGCGTGCGCCCGTGCTGGGAATCGCACACATCGATGCAAACCAATGCACACGCACTGGGGACCCGGAATATCCTGTTTTATACACTGATCGGAACGGGGATGTGCATAAGATTGCCTGGTACAACATCATCCCCTTCTCAGATTATCCGTCAGCTATCGAACGTATGAACGGCGTTGGGTATTGCGCTGTGACCCGAGCACTCAGGGTTTCCCAGATTATGCGCTCGATCATGATATTCAAGGACGAGAAGATTTCAGGCCGGCAATACAAGCAGATCCACTTTGTTTCGGGAGTCTCGCGCCAGGAAATCAGAGATGAGTTAGTACGTGGACAGGAAGAAGCCAATAATAGCGGCTTCATCCGCTTTATTTTACCGGCTGTGCTGGCCTCGCTAGATCCCGAGAAGCCTGTGAGCGTGGCATCGATTGACCTGGCTAACCTGCCAGATGGTTTTGACTTCGACGTAGAAATGCGCTGGTATATTTCAGGACTAGCTCTTGCCTTTGGAATCGACTATCAGGAGCTAGCTCCCCTACCGGGCGGGAATATCGGCTCGAGCTCGCAGTCTATGATATTGCACCGAAAGACATCCGGGAAAGGTCCGGGAGTCAGGATGCGCAGCCTGACAGAAGCATTCCACAATTACGGTGTGCTACCGCGCGGATATACCATGCGCTTCAACGACAAAGACGAGCAGGAAGAACTGGAGCGCCAGGAAGTGCGCACCAAGGCTATGGAAGAGATGGCCATTGCCGTAAACCAGGGCATTTTCTCACCAGAAGCAGCAGCCAAGGATCTGGTACGGCGCGGAATCCTGGAGAAAGAAGCTATCGAAGGACTGGAAGAATTCTGGAAACTGTCTCTGAAAGAACGTAAGCAGACGGTCGGGGATCGTGGTGGTAATACCATCCGCGAGGATGCCGGGCGACAGGAGACCGGGAAAAAGAATATGACCAGCGGAGATCGACTGCGAAAGATTTTCAGACGTGAAGAATGAGCAAAGTCAGCATCATCATCCCGGCACGGCATGAGCTTTACTTACAGGAGACCGTACAGGACATATTCGAGAAGGCTACAGGGGACATCGAAGTAATTGTGGTGCTAGATGGATATTGGCCAGAGCCTATTCTGGATGATCACCCTAACCTAACTATCATCCATCGTGAGCGCATGGGAATGCGGGCAGCAATCAACGGGTCGGCAGCCATCGCTAAAGGTAAATACCTGATGAAAGTGGACGCGCATTGTATGTTTGCCGAGGGCTTCGATGAAGCTCTGCAAGCAGACTGCGAGGATAACTGGGTGGTCATCCCCCGCAGATACTCCCTGGATGTTGATAAATGGTGCAGGAAACGTGACAGACCAAAGACAGACTACGAATACCTGGCATGGCCATGGCACGGCGGCACGGCAGTGCATGGAAGCAAGGTTGGGCTACATGCCAAGCATTGGGGAGAGCGGAAGGGGGAACGTGCGGAGTTCGAGATCGATGAGAATATGAGTTTCCAAGGTTCGTGCTGGTTTATGCCGGCAGAACACTTGGAAAAACGCATTGGGAAGCTCCAGGAAGAAGGCTATGGAACTTTTATCGGGGAGCCGCAGGAAATCGGACTAAAAACATGGCTAGGTGGCGGAAAGATCATGACCAATAAGAGGACGTGGTACGCGCATCTATGGAAAGGCAAACCCTACCGGGAACGTTTCAAGAAAGTACACGGATTCGGATACACGCGCATTGGCTACCACGAACGGGAAGACGGGAACGCCTTCTCTGTTGACTTCTGGATGAATAACCGCTGGAAAGAGCGCAAATATGACATCGAATGGCTGGTAGAACGCTTCTGGCCAGTCCCCACGTGGCCGGAGGATCGAGGCTTATGGATACCCTGACTTATATCTTGAAGAAATACAAACTGGAAGGCTTCAAGCGCATGCCAGTGGAGATCCCCAACATGGGGCGTGATAACCTGGGAGGCTTGTTCCGTGAACTGGGCTTCAAGACGGGCGCCGAGATCGGTGTGGCTTCTGGCAGGTTCTCAAAATCATTGTGCAAGGGAAACCCTGAGATGCTACTGTACTGCGTGGATGCCTGGAAAATATACCCCCCTGATTACCGAGATTATCTGGACCAGACGATACTCGACCGAGCATACGCAGATGCGCAGAAACGCCTGACGAACTTCAACGTGGAAATCATCAACGGCTGGAGCATGGATGTGGTCAAAAAGTTCGATGATGCCTCGTTGGATTTTGTGTATATCGATGCAAACCATGAATACCCGTATGTGACGATGGATATCATCGAATGGAGCAAGAAAGTGCGCAGCGGCGGGATTATCTCAGGACATGATTATTACGAGAGTACGCGCAAACGCAGCAAGTGTCATGTGATCCCGGCTGTGCAGGGTTACACGCGGGCTTACCGCATTGTGCCATGGTTTGTGATTGGGACAAAAGCAAAAACTCCCGGAATGATCCGGGATACAAGCCGTTCGTGGATGTGGGTGAAAGAATAGTTAGACGATTACCCAGTCCTCCCCTACCATATCGCCATCATTCACGAGCCAGCGAGAGAATGAGCCATTTTCTTGATGCAGACTGAGAAAACCATTATTCATACAACCATAAATTTTATCGTTCTTCCATTCTAATTTGGTGATTTTTCCACCGTTTCGAACGACCATGATAGCTTCGGGGAAATCTAATTGAGTTCTATTTTCTTTTTTCTTTTTTGGACTTGGCATAATTTTCTCCTTATACCCTTATAATAAGGGTAACGCAAATATCTTGGAAGTGACAAAAATCACTTTTTTGCCATGATAGATTTGTCCATCCTGATCCCCGCCAGAAATGAAATGTTCCTCGCTCGAACGATCGAGGATATTTTGGGACACATGGAAGGGAACACGGAAATCATCGCTGTAATGGATGGGCAATGGACTGAGCCGCCAGTGCAAGACCATGAGCGGGTGCAATTGATTTATCACTCGGAGTCTATCGGCCAGCGGGCAGCCACGAATGAGGCAGCTAGGTTATCGAGCGGGAAATACCTGATGAAATGCGATGCACATTGCGCCTTCGACCAGGGATTTGATGTCAAGATGATAGCGGACATGCAACCGGATTGGACGATGGTACCCGTAATGCGAAACCTACATGCCTTCGATTGGGTATGCCCGGGTGGGCATAGACGCTACCAAGGGCCATCCGGGATTTGTACGGAGTGCGGTCAGCCCACCGAGCGAGATGTAGTCTGGATTGCGAAGAAAAACCCGCAAAGCACATCGTATAGATTTGACAAAGATTTGCATTTTCAATATTGGCGGGAGTACAAGGAGCATCAAAAGGGAGATTTAGTCGAAAGCATGAGTTTGCAAGGCTCTTGCTTTATGGTGACGCGTGAAAAATATTTTGAACTCGACTTGTGCGACGAAGCACACGGCTCGTGGGGCCAGCAGGGAACGGAGGTGGCCTGCAAGACCTGGCTTTCAGGCGGGCGCGTGGTTGTCAGCAAAAAGACGTGGTATGCGCACTTGTTTCGCACACAGGGCGGGGATTTCGGGTTTCCATATCCCAATCCGGGCATTGGAAAAGCACGGGAGTATTCGCGCGATTTGTGGCTCAATAACAAATGGGACAAGGCCATCCACCCGTTGAGTTGGTTGATTGAAAGATTCGCGCCAGTCCCAGACTGGAGTGGAGAATAGATGGCATCACCCTCTAAGGCCGCGAGATTAGCTGCCTTCGCTCTTGGATTTACTGAGATTGTAAATCGAGGGCGTGGACATCTAAAAACGTTCAATCCTGCCACTAACCGCTTTGCGTTAGATACGGGAATTGGTGGTAGGGGCTGGCATTTGCCAGACGGAACGGAAATTGATAGCGACTGGCAAGCAGGCGACGGTGCTCCCTGGCTCCATAAAATGGAGCTTGCGGAGTATCATGCCTATTTCGGGCCTGGAACGATAGAGTTTGACGCTGGCGAGATTATAAAATACATACACCCCGAAAGCGGGGAGGGGGTGACATTCCAACCACAGCAACTTCAATGGACAAACAACCTGAATCAAATATCTCCAATCGGCAACCCCGGCTCAATTCCTGCGATTGTAACTGGAGACGTGCTGCACTGGAATAATGCCTTTGGATCTGGGATACATTTTGAGTGGGAAACTCAAACGGTTCGATTGCAAAAACGGTTGATTATCGATAGTCTGGCATCCCTGCCCGTCCCGCCACAGTTCATCATAGATGGGGGTAATCCAGTTCTTAAGTTATCGTTTATTTTTGCTGTTTCAGGAAATGTTGATATTCTGGTTGATGGTCAAATATGGGACAAAAAAGCCAATAATCCGCAGGTCACTGACGGACATATTGAATTTGTGGTAGACGGTCAAACAGTTTGGAATTTTGTAAAACCCAGAGTTGGATCGTCAGATAAGCAGAATATTCTACCAAGCGTACAGCAACGTTTAAGAGCGCAAGCTGCCAACCTGTTTGTAGACATTCTCGTTCCCTGGTCATGGTTACAGACCGCTGATTATCCGGTAATAATTGACCCAACAATCGATGAACAGATTAGCGGAACTACTTATGACGGGTGCGAACAAGATGATACAACTTGGCGTGAGGATGGTATTGATTCTGATGGCTGGATGGTTGGCTATGAAAGTCTAGGCGGCCCGGCTTATACCGCCGATGGTGCCCTAATATTCACGAGCGTCAACGTTCCTGCCGGGGCTACCATTGATACTGCTTATTTCACGCTCTATCGCATGTGGTATGGCGCGGGCGCGGTAGGTGTTAATATCAAGGCTTTTGACGAGGATAATCCAGCAGCCTTCGCCACTGATGGAAGCAATAGACCATCAACGCGCTCAAAACTAGGAACAGTCGCATCCGACGATTTGGCCGTAGGCGCAGATGGCTGGGTGAATTTATTTGAAATAAAAACGGTTGTACAGGCAATTATTGACAGGGGGGGGTGGACACAAAACAATAATATGGGGTTTGTGATTGAGGACGACGGGGGCAATACAGGTGGAAGAAACGCCATTCAGTACAACGATTACACCTATTCTTCCACAAATGCAGGAAAACTGCATATTGAATATACTATTGTGAGCGAAAGTGCCAGCCCATCGGCATCTCCGAGCGCGAGCCCGTCTGCATCCCCATCAGCATCTCCAAGTGCCAGCCCCTCGGCCAGCCCGAGCGCGAGCCCTTCAACCTCCCCGTCTGCATCCATCTCGGAGTCTGCTTCTGAGAGCGCTTCACCAAGCGCAAGCCCATCTGCCAGCCCCAGCGCGAGCCCTTCGGCCTCCCCGTCTGCATCCATCTCTGAGTCTGCCAGCGAGAGCGCTTCGCCAAGCGCAAGTCCCTCGGCCAGCCCCAGTGCGAGCCCTTCAACCTCCCCGTCTGCATCCATCTCGGAGTCTGCCAGCGAGAGCGCCTCGCCAAGCGCAAGCCCATCTGCAA